TGCCCCTGTTTTACGGTGCGGCCTGCCAGGATGTGAACACGGTGGGTGGCTTTGCCAACTGGGTACAGGACGCGGAATATACGACCTGCCCCCACTGCGGGAAACCTATGAAATATCTGGCCCAGATTCAGTGGGATACGGTGTTTGACTGTGCGGAGGGCACGCTCTATGTGGAATTCTGCCCGGACTGCCATATCGTGTCCATGCAGCACCAGCAGACCTGAAAAAGTCGCACAGTATGAAAAGAGAAATACCAGCAGGTATTTGCGTAAGGAGGCGTCCACTATGTGCGAGCACTGCCGAAACATTCAAACATGGAGAAAATTTGACGCCCCAAAGGACTATCTGGCCTGTATTGCTTACATTCAGCAGTTGGTGTCGGAGGGGGAATTTGAACTGATGCAAGAGGAATCCACCTGCCCACTGGAGAAGGTAAAGACAGAGGATGGCTGGGCAGACGAAATTATGGCTCACATGATTAGGTGCAAGCACTGCGGCCAGATCTTCACCTGTGTGGTCAACACCTGGCGAGGCAGCGGACACTTCAAAAAAGGCAAAGCATGACACAGAAAAGGCGGTGAAATGATGAATCAGACAGAAGAAACAAAACTGCTGGAGCAGATTGAGGAGTGGAATGATGCGGACGAGTTCTCACGATGTATTGAGGCCATCGAGGCTATCCCGGAGCAGGAGCGAGATTATTTGCTAACCGTCAAGTTGAGTCGGGCTTACAGCAATCTGGCGGTCCTGGGAGATCATGGAGAGCACGGAACCGACAGTGAAGTGGACGGAAATCTCATCCAGCACGCCATCCGACTGCTGGAGTCCGTCCGCACCCAGGGTGAGAACGATCCCTACTGGAACGCCCGGATGGGCTACTCCTGCCTGATGGCATATAGTTCAGCAACCACCGCTTGTGAATACGCAAAACGATGGCTGGCTCTGGCCCCGGATGACCCGGACGCCCAAAAGCTGGTGCGGGACTGCGAGGAGTATCTGGAGGAGGGAAATTCCTTGGAACTGGATTGGAATGAGCGGGAGGAGATTATCCGGCGGGAGACCATTCCCCCTGCCGACAATGACATCCTCGGCCATGTGAAAGTACATATCGACCAGCAGTTCGGTGTCTATACCCAGCTCCTCACAGACAACAGCGACCCAGATTACCCGTTGGAGATCGCCGTCATCCCGCCCCGGCTGGATCATGACTACTACACCCTGGTTACTGTGGGCCTGAGCCGGCATCGGATGGGTTTCCCGGAGGAGCGTCGGGAGGAAAAACTGGAACGGGCGGAGCTGCTCATCAACCTGCCCCGAGACTGGAGGCTGACAAAGGCGGACTGCCGGGAGGAGCGGTGGAGCTGGCCCATCCGGATGATGCTGGCCACCGCCCACTTCGCCATGGAGGACCCGGAGGTAGGGCTGGAATCCAGGACTACACTGGATGAGGGTGAGGATGGCATCCCCTTCGCGGAGAACACGGAGCTGCGTGGTGAGATCCTACTCTGCCCTGGTGTGTTTGGGACGGACTCCTTTTTCTGCCGCCTGCCGGACGGGGACGAAGTCAACTTCTATCAGGTGATTCCCCTCTATCGGGAGGAGATCCAATACAAGTTGGAGCACGGCTCGGACGCCCTGCTGGACCTCTGCCCAGACGAGAGCTTGGAGGTCATCAATCCGCACCGGCTCAATGTGGTCACAGACGGGGAGAAAATCAGCTACGACCCGGCGGAGATGGACAACGCCGCAGAGCAGATCAAGAAAATCCGGGCGCTTCACCTGCCAGTAGATGAATTGGATGCCTGCAATCGGATGGCCTTCTTCCTGGGGTGGGCTATGAAACGAGGCCAAATGAGTAACCCATTCCTCTCCCGGCATCGGGAGACTAACTATTAAAAGTCAAGCCCCAAAATGAAAAAATCCGCCAACCGACCGCTGCCCCTGACAAACAGCATTCAAATGCTGGAATCAGAGCAGCGAGGGCGACGGAGAGAACAGCAAAGCAAGCCCAGCCAGCCCTCGCACAAACAGGATAGCATTTGAATGCTTCGGTTCGTCAAGGGTTCGCTGCGCCAGCTAAGTTTCTGTTGGAATTAGCTCAGGCTCAGGAGAAAATCATGCAGCTGCAAGATATGCTTTCCCGGATTTCTGTAAGGCATAAATCAACCGAACGAGTTTCTTCATGGCGTGGGACAGGGCAACATTGTAGTGTTTTCCTTCGGCACGTTTTTTGGCAAGGTATTCAGCAAAGACAGGATTCCAGTAGCAGACGTACTTGGTTGCGTTGTAAAGGGCATGTCGCAGGTAGCGGGAGCCACGTTTTTCCATGTGAGCATAGCAGTTTGTGAGTTTTCCGGACTGGTATGTAGATGGAGAGCAGCCAGCGTAAGCAAGAATTTTGTCAGGAGAACTGAAATTGGAGAAATCCCCGATTTCTGCAAGGATCACAGCAGCGGAGTTTACTCCCATGCCGGGAATCGAGAGAATTGGTGGATTGAGCTCATCTATGATTTTCTGAATAGAATCTTCGATTTCGTTGATCTCGGAGGCAAGTTCTTGAATGAGTTTAATGGTATGCTTCAATTCCAGAGATTTAGCAGGCATGACAGAGCCAATAGAAGCTCTGGCTGCCTCTCGAATCTGGATGGCTTTCTCTTTTCCGTAGCGTCCTTTGGACGCTGTTGTAAGAAGGTTTGTCAGCTTGGTAAGATGGACTTCTGAAATTTGCTTTGCACCGGGATATTCGCCGAGAAGTGCGTAGATTGAAGTGCCATGGATAGACGAAACAAGCCCTTCCAATTCGGGAAACAGAATCGTAGCCAATCTGGACACCGATTGCTTTAGTTTAGCGCATTCCTGAACTTTATCAAATCGGTATCTTGTTAGTGACTTTAGCTCTTCGTTATGGTATGCTATATCCGTGTAGGACTTGAGGTCTACATCGGACAATAGCATAGTTGCAATCGTTCTTGCATCCACACGATCGGTTTTAGTTTTGCGAAGGCTGAGACTTTTTCGGTACAGGTTGGTGTGCAAAGGGTTAATGACATAAGTTGGCAGACCGTTGTCAAGAAGGAACCCAAGAATATTGTAGCTGTAATGTCCGGTAGCCTCAAGTCCTACTTTTATTTTGTCTGACTTTTTGGTGCAGTTTCGAATCGTTTGAAGCAGCTGCTTAAATCCATCCATGTTGTTGGGGATGGTAAAGCAGTCAGCACGAACCATTCCGTCTGAATCAAGAATACAGCAGTCATGCTTATCCTTGGCAACATCAATTCCAACACAAACCATTTTGATACCTCCGGTATATTTATTTCGATGCTGTTCAGGACCACAGACTTCTTTGCTCTTGTAACCTCGTTCTAAATAAACCGTCTGGCGGTATCTAACTGATTAACATTTCAACAAAGAAGCTGTGGTTGGAGCCTCCCGAAAACCGTCTTTGCGGTAGGTGATGTTCCACCAATCCACAGCATCCTGAACTTATTGTAGCATTCCGCTGGAGAGCGGTCTATAAATACTACTATTTTATTATACGAGGTGATCCTATTGAGCGAAAAGCTCACGACCCTTTCCCAGCTTCGGGCTGTGTCCCAGAAGTCAAAAGATCGGGCGGCACAGGTGGCTGATGCCGCGGCCGCTGCTTTGGATGAAATGGATGGAGTAAAAGCGGATAAAACGGAGTTCGTTTCTTTTTCTATCCCTGCAACTGGCTGGAAAACTGACAGCAGTGTTCCCGGCTATACGAACTACATCGACATTGCAATCAGCGGCTTAACGGCGGCTGACTATGTGGCGGTGGATGTTGCCCCGGCGAGCAGCGCAGTGGCACGAGCGGCAAATTTTGTTGCGACCGAAAGCCGTGCCGGCATCCTCCGGCTTCGTGCGGCATCGGTGCCAACAGCTACGATTTCGGCTCAGTACCACATCATCACGGCCGCAACAGCGGCAAAGGAGGGTTAATCTTATGGCATGGGGTCCTTTTAATGCTGGCGGTGGCGGCGGTTCGTCCGGCGGCACTGCGGCAGATATTTCCTACGACAACAGCAAGTCCGGCATTTCGGCGGCGAATGTGCAGGAAGCCATTGATGCGCTTTCTGTGCTGACCCTGACGATTCAGGCCGTGCCCGCCCAGAGCGGGAGCCTGACCTATACCGGCTCCACCCAGAGTCCCACATGGAAAGGCTATGACAGCAGCATGATGACGATCGGGGGCGTGACCTCCGGCATCAATGCTGGCACCTATACGGCCACGTTTACGCCCATCGGCAAGTATGTCTGGACGGACGGCACGCAGGAAGCCAAGAGTGTGTCGTGGACGATTGGCCGAGCCGAGGTCAAGAATGTGCCGGCACAGACCGGCAGCGTGACCTATAATGGCTCGGCGCAGTCCCCGTCGTGGAGCAACTATAACAGTTCTCAGCTGACGATCGGCGGCACGAGCAGCGCAACCAACGCTGGCAGCTACAGCGCCACCTTTACCCCGACTTCCAATTATAAGTGGTCGGATGGGACGACTACGGCCAAGAGCGCTTCGTGGACGATCGGCAAGGCGACCGGCAGCATTACGCTGTCCGCAAGCAGTCTGAGCCTGACCTACCCGAAAACCTCTGGCACCATCACTGTTACGCGGCCGGGCAGCGGTACGGTGACCGCATCCTCTGGCAGTACGAACATTGCAACGGTAAGTGTTTCCGGCACCACCATCACGGTGACCGCAAAGGCGACCGGCAGTGCCACTATTACGGTCAATGTGGGTGCAGATACCAACTATACTGCACCGTCCAGCAAGACTTTCACGGTGGCCGTTACGCTGGTGTCCAAAACGCTCAGCAGCAACAGCTGGGCATTCATCAAGGCTGTCAGCGATGCTGGGCAGGGTGCAAACTACTGGTCTGTTGGTGCCACGAAGTCCGTAACCATCAATGGCAAGGTGGGCGCAACTACGATCTCCAGCTTGAAAGTTGATGCCTTTATCATCGGTTTCAACCACAATTCCGGCAAGGAGGGCGGCAACCGCATTCACTTCCTGTTGGGCAAGATCAGCGGCAAGTTTGTTGGTCTGGTGGATAGCAGCTACGGCAGCACGACTTCCACGTCTGGCGCATTCACGATGAACACCAGCAACACAAACTCTGGCGGCTGGGGGAGCAGTCAGATGCGGAGCAAGGTGCTTGGTAGCGCAAGCTCTCCCACCAGCCCGACCGCCAACACGTTGCTGGCCGCACTTCCCTCTGACCTGCGGGCGGTGATGAAGTCCTGCACGAAGTATACGGATAATAAGGGCAGTGGCAATACCGCCAGCAATGTGTCCTCTACCACGGATTATCTGTTCCTGCTGTCCGAGTATGAGGTCTTTGCAACGCACCAGTATTGCAATGATGCGGAGCCGAACTATCAGGCACAGTACGATTACTTCAAAGCGGGTAACAGCAAAGTTGCCAATAAACATTCCGCCACCGGAACGGCGGCGGGCTGGGGGCTGCGGTCGCCGAACTACATCGGCATCGGCACCACCAACCACTTCTGGCCGGTTTCGTCGT